TCGGGTGCAGCCATGTATCCGGCCTCTGAATGCAGCCGTTCTGGCCGCGGCCCCTGATGTGATCCGCTGATCGGTCCCAATCAAAAGCACGCGCTCTTTCCTCGCGTGGCACGAAGCGGGTTTTCCACCAGTGCGGTGCGCAAGATCTGCCACGCCCAGCAACAACATTGAAAGGAGACTTGTTGTTCCTGGCGACCATGGCCAAGAGTTTTATGAGGACCAGGACGCGCGAATCTCCGTGGCCAGACCGAATGCTCAGGGGCCGGATACATTACTGCAGACTGATCGAGACCAACTCGTAAAAATCCGGGCGGGTCATACATTCGGAAGTGACAGCCGTCTGGTGGGCGACCCCGACACAGTCGCGACGGTCACGACCTATCGGTCGACGTGATCTCTCGCCCAGCCTGAAAGACTTTGACACAGGTTAGGCCATCGTACGCCCACATTACTTCACTGGTTGCAGCCCATTTGAGGAATTGCGAAACACTGTCAACCTGATCGTCATGACGTGAGTTTGGGAATGAGAGGATCTCATGCAAGAATTCACTCAGCCAAGGTGCCTCCCTAGGCAGATAGACCTGACCCTCCTCAAAGCGTGCGCTTTGTGCCTCCATTCGCACCAGCTTGTCACCTTCGACCTTGACGCCGATCGGTGTTGGCACGCCGGCCACCGGGTTCGCCTTAAACTCCTGAATGAGATGCAGGCCAGGGCCAGCTCTCTCGATGAGGATCCGAGCAGGCGAGTATTCGCGTGCCAGCGCGATCAGCTTGTGCTTCAGTTTTGGAAACTCCAGCCGTCCACGCCACACATGAAGGAGGTAACGGTTCTTCTTGTGTTTCCGCCACGTTGTGCATACCGAAAAATTGCTCTGATTTCCGGTGGTGCTGGCGACATCCCAGCTCTGCACCACCTGTCCGGCGCCGAGGATTGCGGGGCTGTCGTACCACTGGATCCAGCTTCGCCTTATCAGATTGCCCTCGATTGGCACCGGCCGTTGCAGATATTGCGCTGAAAACGCAAGCGAACCTATTTGGCGCCGAATATCGTCCAAGACGGTCAAGGGCTCGCGGGCTGGTTGGAGGACGTCTCCTTTACGGAAATGATGGACCGCATCAGGACCGATGGGCTATCGCCTCATCCTCTTCGGCGATTGCCGGCAAATTCAGATGATACCAGCCTCTCTCTCGTAACAAACAGCCCGCCAGATCATCCTCGTGCAGGCGCTGCATGACCAGAATGAGGGCACCGGTCCGCTTGTCATTGATGCGCGACAAAAGCGTGTTCACAAAAGAGTCTGTAACGGCGCGGCGCGCCTTCTCCGATTGCGCATCGTCAGCCTTCATCGGATCATCGATGATGATGATGTCGGCGCCGCGTCCAGTGAAGGAACCACCGAACGGCACCGCGAAACGTCCACCGCCCGCGGTGGTCACGCACTCGGTCTCGGTGTGCTTGGTGAAACGCACATGAGGAAACAGTGCCCGATACCACCCGCTTGTCACCACGGTCCGAAACTGTCGTGCGAGTAGGACGCCAAGTTCATGCGAGTAAGAAACGCATGCAAATCGCGCGCGTGGATCGTGGCCAATCGACCATGCCACGAATGCAACAGACGCACAGATCGATTTCATCGATCTTGGTGGCTGGTTAATGATGAGTCGCCTATTTTGACCGTTGTGGATTCGCAGCAGCTGATAATTGGCGGCATCGATATGCCAGTTGTGGTGATAGACATCGCCTGGTGAAACAGTCTTAAAGACCTGGGCCGTAAATGTTCCCAAATCGTGGCGCAGTGCGGCCAGCAGGAGCTTTTCATTGATACTGGTCGTGTTCGCTGCTCGGTTCATGCCGCAGTCATTTGCCACTGTTGATCGTCTGCCGGGACACGGGAATGTCGCTTGTCGGCGATTTATTTGCATTGTCGCCATTAGATGCTTCGCCGCCGTCAACGTCGGTTGCTGCATTGGCTCCAATCGTCTCGGAGTCCGCAGCAGCTCCGTCCAAAACACGCCTCTTGAAGATCTGAAGGATCTCGTGGTCGTCTGCCAGCAAGTCGATCATAGTGGTCGTGTCTTTATCCAAATGAGCTTGTGCAATCGCGAGAAACAAGCTGATGGCACGCAGCTCACCAGCAGCGACCTTTTCGCACAGACGTAGCAGCGTGGCCTCCACCATTGACACTTTCCGCGATTTGCCCTGAGAGGTTACCTTGACCTGGCGTTTCAAGATTCCTTTGACGATCGTCTCAAAATTGCGCGCTCCCTTGGGCCGGCCTGCCGGGTTTCCGCTTTGACCGGGCCGGAACTGCGTATGCTTGGGCGGATTTCCGCGACCAACTTTGTACGGATCGGGATCGCGGTTGGGCCGGCGTCTTTTGATGTTGCCCATGGGCGCACCCATTTTGCTCACGCCGAGCGTCGGTCTGCCCGCGTTGACTTGTTGGCCGGGGAACGCCCTGAGCGGGTTTGCCGCGTCTTGCCGAGTTCCTCGAATGTCAGGCCGCTGGCCACATGGACGGGCTCCACACCTGTGAGCGTGCGGAACCGGCGAAGGCTGAGATCGACGTAGCGCGGCTCATACTCCAGACCGAAGGCACGCCGGCCGGCTCGTTCGGCGGCGATCAACGTGGTGCCGTAGCCCAGGAAAGCATCGAGTACGAGCCCGCCACGGTTGGAACAATCGAGGATCGCATCCTCGATGAGCCTCACAGGCTTGACGGTCGGATGCGCGGCAAGCGCCTCATCGCGGTCAGCTCCGAAGCTGTTCATGCCGGCATAAGTCCACACGTTGGTGCGGTTGCGACCGTGCTGCCCCAACGAAATATTGTTGATGTGCGCTGCCGTACCTTTCTTGAAAACCGCAACCAGCTCATGTTGCGACCTATAAAGCGAGCCCATGCCGCCGTTAATTTTGACCCACACGCAAACGTTTTTGAGTTCGTCGTAAACCTTCTGGCCAGCCGCCAGCAGCTCAAAGAAGTGGTGCCAGCTCATGAACACGAAGTGGATCGAGCCGCTGCGGCTATAGGCAGCCAAAGAGCCTAGAACGTTTTGCAGGAAAGCCGCGAACTCAGGCTTGCTCATCTCGCCACTAGCCATCACAAAGTCAGGGTGTCTCCTGGATCCAAGGCCGGAAGCATGCCCGGTGATCGGCACGTTGTACGGCGGATCGGTAACGACCAGTTCGGCTTTCTCGTCGCCCATAAGCAGCGCGAACGATTCCGGATCCGTCGCATCGGCACAGAGAACCCGATGCCGGTCGACCTGCCAAAGGTCTCCTGGCACCGAGATCGGCGGCGATGCCGGATCGATCTCCGGCAGCTTGTCATCGTCCTCGTCCTCATGCTTCGAGTTGCCGATCAAGAGATCGATTTCGCCCATCTCAAATCCGGTGAGGGTCAGGTCGAAATCGAAGTTCAACTCAAGCAGCCCCTGCAGCTCCAGAGTAAGCAGTTCCCGGTCCCAGCCGGCATTTTCGGCAAGTTTGTTGTCGGCCAGGATATAGGCTCGCTTCTGGGTCTCGGTCATATCGTTGATGCAAATGGTCGGTACCTCGGCGATGCCGAGCAATTGCGCAGCCTTGACCCTGCCATGGCCCGCAATGACCATCCGGTCGCCATCTACGAGAACAGGATTGGTCCAGCCGAACGCTCTGATGGAAGCCGCGATCTGGCGGAGTTGCTTCTTTGAGTGAGTGCGCGGATTGCCGGCGTATGGCTTCAAAGCCGAGACCGGCAAGATTAGTACTTTGAGATCACGGATACGCATTGGTGGTGGTGAACCGCATCCTGAAGGCGTAGTTGTGCGCGTACGGGCCGATCGAATCGATTGGCCCTTCTACTTGCCGCGTCCGAGAGCCTTAAGCGTCTCGAAATCGAGGACTGTCCACTGTGCCGGCGGTGAAAGCGCACGCTACCGCCGGCCGGCGTGGCATCATGCTCCGCCGGCGAGTGCGGTCCCGACATTTTGCGACTGCGCTCGCAAGCAACAAGCTACGCAAGAGCCGCGATCAATGCCGGGACCCGCCCGCCATTCTCGTTGCCCTTCAAGCGATCTTGTTACTATTCCTTGAGCTTGGAGGCGGCTTTGCAGGTCCCGTTCGTCAGGCCGCATTGCCAACCACTAAAATAGCCCCCGGCTAGCAAATCTTCAAGGTGATGTCCGGGCTCAGGTGATGTCCGGGCTGTGTCGTAAGCTCACGAGTTGTCCGGGTTAGGTAGCACACGAGTTGTCCGGTTTCTTGGCCCCGCACAGGAGCGGGGAATGAACCGGGCGACGTGGCTACAGGACCGCAGGATGCAGAAGTTTCGGGATGTACTGAGCCGATGGGAGGGCAAGGAGCTGTCGGCGATGGAGGCTGCCGAGATTCTCGGGGTGTCGGAGCGACAGTTCCGACGGTACCGGCGGCGCTACGAGGAGGAGGGGCTTGCCGGGCTGGTTGATCGGCGGGCTGGGAAAAGCCTCGGTCCATCGGGTGCCGGTCGACCGGCTGGCTTGGATGATGGCCGAGTATCGGACGCATTACCTGGGCTGGAACGTGAAGCATTTCCACGAGCACATTCAGAAGCAGCATAACTTCCGCTGGGGCTACACCTGGACGAAGATGCAGCTGCACACGGCGGGGCTGGTGGAGCGCACCGCTCGGCGCGGAGCGCACCGGCGCAAGCGGCCGCGCAAGCCGTGCGAAGGCATGATGCTGCACCAGGACGGCAGCCGGTTTGCCTGGCTCGCCGGGCAGCCGCCGCTTGATCTGATCGTCCGATGGACGACGCCACCAGCACGATCTACTCGGCGTTTTTGGTGGAGGAGGAAGGTACGGCCTCGACGTTTTGTGCGCTGCGGGAGGTATTTTCGGCCACAGGCCTGCCGGCGAGCCTCTATACCGACCGCGGCAGCCATTACTTCTTGACGCCGAAAGCGGGGGAAGCGGTCGACAAGGAGCGGCTCACCCAGGTTGGCCGCGCGCTCGAGCGGCTGGGGATCGAGCATATCCCGGCCCATTCGCCGGAGGCGCGCGGGCGCTGCGAGCGCGTTTTCGGCACGTTGCAGGACCGCCTCCCGAAGGAGCTCGAGCTTGCCGGGATCACCGATATCGCGGCCGCCAACCGGTTCATTCGCGATGTCTATCTTCCCGCACACAATGTGCGCTTTGCCGGCCGCCGCAGATCGCCCAGAGCGCGTTCGTCGCCGCCGATCCCGCGCAGCTCGCGGAGATCCTGTGCATCGAGCAGCAGCGGATCTACTTGGTGGCACCGCGCAGGGCACGGAGCTGCTCTCCGTCCCGACTACCGCCCAGCCTGACGCCGTGCTCGCCGCCGTCAAGGCGCGGCCTGGCAACGACGGAGATCGTGGCGGGACGCGCCGCGACGGCCGGCCTTGACTGCGGCTGCGCGCGGCGTCCAGGCGCCGACGCGGGTCGGGGACGGAGAAACGGCCTTCGGGTCGAACAAAGAAACGGACGCGCCAAAAGTCACATCAAAATCGCTCAGGCTTCGGGCCTGACCCAGGCGCCCGGATCGTCCCCCGCTTCCGATCCGGACATGCCTCCTCAACCGAAGCGGACAAATGATGTGCTACGAAAACCGGACCTGACAAGCTACCGGACAGGTGATGTCCGGGCTCAGCACATGAGACGCGGGGGTCTCGTTGGCTCGGCGGCGTTTGAGGTCGTATTGTCAAATATCTGTTTGAGATATTGAAAGCGCGCTCGGGATTCGGGAAATTTTGGGTTCCCTGTTCGATCGTTCTGAATTCCCTGATACGGCCGAAAAATTCCCTGTTCGGTTGCGCAGGGAATTTACCTACAAGCAATTGATCTTACTGGCTGATTGGTCGCGAAGTCCTTCGCTCGGGGCCCGAATCCGGCAAAATTCGCTGTTAATTTCCCTGTTTGCCAGGGAATCTGGATGCTGAGACGGGTTCGATGCGGACTGCATCCACCACTTTGTTTTACAAGGATTTTTTTTGCGCTGCCGACTATCGCCAACCAATGAAACAACCAATGATTGGTTCTTGTTTGGTTTGCGGCCAATCGCATCGGCAGCATCCGCCATAAAGTCGGGATGATGATGTCCAAACAGAGTCTCGACGCTCATTCCGAGGAAGCCAGCGGCACGCCATACGTTCACACCATTGAGCATCAGCCACGTTGCTGCTGTATGCCCGAAGTGTGGGGAGTTATCATGCCG